ATTTGGTGAAAATGCTAGGTCATGGCAAGCTAATAAAGATCTGAAAATAACATCTGATTGCAGTGGTCTAGCCGAATATGGTTTTTGGTTTGAAGATTTTAGAATAATTCCTGTTACTGATTACGAGGTTAATGAGAATCATAAATTTGATTGTATGTTTAATAAGATTTCATCGGATTTACCACCAAGTATTAAGAATTTAGAATCAGTATCAAGAGATGTTGTTGATGATTACTTGGATCCAACACCTGATCCAAAACAAAAAGATATTATTGATACTCCTGCTAAGATCGTTGATAAATTTCCACCTATACCAAAAGTTGCTCCGAAGATTTTACCATCTATACCGGAACAACCGAAGGTCACACCTGTATCATTCATTGATAAATTGCGGTATAGGTTGGCACGCAAGAAACGTGAATTAATCATCAATCCTGGTGCATCTCGGTTTTTATATAACATTGATGCTGGTGATTTACAAGGTGATAGTGTAAACAACAATGAGAAGGATAAAACAACAACTATTAATAAGAATGTGAAATTAACATCTGAACAGCTTAAGGTTCGTGACGGTCGGTTTAGAAGGAAAGTCACAACCGCATCACTCTCTTCTGAAGATGAAATGTTCATCCGTAATTTATTCAACGATGATGAATCTGATGGAAGTGAAACCGTTGAGAGTGTTGCTGAAACCACCGAGGATAGTTCTGGTTGGGTAACGACCGATGATGATGATAGTGCTTCTACATCTAGTGCTATCAACAATCCACCTCCGGCTGGCATACTTTATCAAGGTGCTAATTTCTATGATTGGACTAGTAACCCTAGGTTATCTAGTGGTGTTTGGAAAGGTGATGTTCCGAATAGATTTTTGGTTGGTCATTGCGCCATCGAATCTTTTTATACGGCTGGTCAAAAGGCTGGCTATTTAAGTCCCACTTTAGATGTACGATTTATGCTTCAGTGGGTTGCTAATTGTTTGATGGAGCATTTACCAAACAATGTTAAGTTGAATCGGACTATCATCGATGCATACATCACTCGTGGAAATTTTACTGGTTCTGATATTAGCAATATTGCTTTGGAGTTGTTGGCACAATCTTTTAAATTGAATGTTTATATTATCTCTGTTGCTAAATGGGGTCAAAATTCTTGTTATCTGTATGGTGATGCTAAACGTAACATCTTGATTTACCATACAGGTGACCATTTTACCGCTAAACCGATTGGTGGTGCAATTCGTAAGTATGTTGAAATCCTACAGGACTTGAATCTCAAGACTCATCCACGTGTACTCGATTTATCTTGTGCACCTGGGTTTGTCACCAAACATCTGCGGTCCCGTGGTTTCAACGTTTTTTCTGGTTATTATAAAGGCAGGGATTATTTGAAGATTAACAAATCAATTAAACCAGATTTTATATATGATGATATATCTCAGTTATTTTCACATCTTAAAGCTAAATCCATGAAATTTGATGTTATCATTAATGATATTGGTCGTCCTGTAAATAGTGAAGCAATCATTGATATGGCTAATGAAACGGCTATTCAGTTTCTTAATGATGGTGGGTATTTGTATACAAAAACATTCGCTAATCCTCATCATCTTTGGTCAATGAAATGTTGGTCTGATATCACATTACCATATGAGTCAAAAACATGTACAGAGAGAATTTTTAGATGTGTATATCAACAAGGTCGCGATATCAATGATTTTTATAAGTATTATGATAGACCCGGTTGGAATCGTCGTATAACCGTCCATGTTATACCTACTCAAGATCATTATACATTTTCCAACCTTTTCTTTAATGGTAAGTTGGGTGATTTGGATTTAGCCAGTTTGCGCCCTTCGGATACTAACAACGATCCAGAGGGAACAACTTTCGAAGTTGATTGTCTTTCAGGTTTTGCTAGTGCGAGCAAAACAACATATGCCATTAAACACTACCGGAACGCAGTTTTCATCGCTCCATCTTTGAAATTGCGTGATGAACATTTATCCCGTGGTGTAATGTCTTACACGCCGCATATGTTCTTTAGCACAAAAAATGATTTTTCAAAATATACTCATGTTGTTGTTGATGAGGCTTTTCAAATGAATGTTTGTTATTTTTCTTTAATTAACCATGTTTATCCTAAATTACGTATAGTTTGTTTAGGTGATGTACATCAAACACCTGCCTGCGATTTCATCAAAGCGGGTTGTTTCAAAACGTTATATGATTATGGATTACGTAATAATTTAATTGATGTTTATAAGATGCCCAAAGATGTTGTCGAATCTGTAAATAAGACATTAGGTTTCAATATCCGAACACATTCGAATATTAGTAAAAGTATTTATACTTATATAGGTAAACTCGATAAATTAGTAACATCAAAATTGCCTATTATTGTGTTTAATCACGCCACCTGTGAACGTTTGATTGGTATGGGTGCTAATGCTCATACTATCACAACTTACACTGGTTCGCGCGCACCGATTGTTGTGTTCTATATTGATTCCGCGTCCATTGAATCTCAATTATTAGCCAAAAGTAAATATGTGTACACAGCATTATCTCGTCACACAGATGCTTTGGTTTTGTTCGGTGATGTCGATGGGTTAGTTAAAAGATATAACATTGCTCCAACACCTATATCTAAGTTGGAAGATATTATGGGTATTCACATATCACATGCTATTGATTTACCTGAAGAAAATGAAGTCGTGCCGACAGTTGCACCTGGTTTACATCGTGATGTTGGGTCTAAGAAAGTTGCTCAAGCGATCATTTCAAATGTTTTACATCCTGTTAATGATCCGAGCGGTGATTTCATCAGTACAGCTACACTCAACGTTCCAACGGTTGAATCTGGTAAACTACGAATTAATAAGGATATGTTGCATGACTATGGTAAAGAAAGTACCGTTCATCGCCTTCAAGAGCAAAAGTTTGCTAAACATCAAATGTCTAATAACGTTCTTGAGGGTGTTCAAACTTTGGTTAAACGGTACAGTAGGAAGTATAACACCAATGATAAACGTGATATGGAGTACACATTAACTGAGTTATTGAATGGGTTAAGCATGGCCATTTATGGTAACGAACATTCAATTAAGAAGCTTCGTAGAGAAATGTTTATGAGTGTTGAGTATATAACAAAGAGACAGCGTGAGTATATAGATAAACTTAACACCAAATTGAAAGACAAAACTATTATGGCTGAGATTGATCAAGTTTGTAAATTAAATGAAGAACAACTAAAATTTTTTAATAAGAGGCAATCCAAATTTGATCCAAAAGATGGATTTGATACTAGTGACAAAGTTGGTCAGGGAGTAGCAGCAACATCTAAACGTATTAATGTGTTATTTTGCGGGTGGGCTCGTGCATTGTTAGATCGTATTCGTGAATTGCTCGCTCGTAATAATCGTAACATAATATTAGCTACCCATGACTCTGACACGCAAATGAACGCTCGATATGTTCAAATGATATCCAAGTTTGAGAAATTGCATGACTTCACTTGCAATGACTTTTCTGAATGGGATGCTAGTTTTAGAACACCTTTCGTCAAGTTAACATCATGGTTATTAATTGCATCCGGCTGTCCTCGCAATCTTGTTAACACCTATGAGAAATTTCGTGAAAGTTGGACTATGCAGTATCGTACAATATGGGGTTTCGCATCTTTGGATGGGTTTGAGAAGCAATTCTCTGGTAATCCTTTTACTATTTGTGAAAATACCATCGGTAACATGGCTTTGTGTTTTTCTTTATTTGAATATAAAGATTTCCAGTTTGCATATTTTAAAGGTGACGATTCTGCTGTTAACTGCAGTAGTAGTCGTATGTATAATAAGGCAAAACAAATATTGAATTACACTGGTCATAAACTCAAATTACACAATAGTCCTATCGGTGAATTCGCTGGTTGGTTTTTAACTAATGAGGGTTTATTTCCCGATGTTGTGCGTCATACTGCAAAGTTTTTAGATAAGTTATATGTTGATGAGGACCATTTTAAGGAAGTCGTTATGTCACTGCAGGAACGTTGTGCTGCTGTTGTAACATCACAACAGCTATTTACTGGAGCAGCTACTTGTGCATTGTTTTATAATGAACTTTACGAGGGTGGTTGTTTCAAGACTAGGTTATCAAGTGAAGATGTCCAGAGTTTGTTTCATTTTCTCAAAAACAGTCGCTATATCGAATTTGGTCAGTTGTATCAAACGAAGATGGCCTCTTTCAAAGTTTAATGTAAATATTTATTTATTTGTAGTTAGTTTATTTTATTTATTCTATATTTTCTTAATTTATATTATTTTATTTATTTATTATTTTCTTTTATATATGTATTTATTGGGTGTTAGTGGAACGTAACAGCTTTCGATGAAAGTGTAAGCTCCATCCTAGGTTGGTTGGCCTATCTGAATTATAATTGTCATGAAGCCAATTTGTAATGCCTATGGTATGTATTTCCCTTAGTTACTAAAACTAACACTTACGTTTTATATACTCGTTTTATTTAAATAGATCTTCTACCTTTATCTATTTTAATTTATGTTTGTCAAATTGACAATATTATTTATTTATTTATAATTAGTTTATTTTAAATTATTTTATTTATTTATTTTATTTATACATTATGTCTACCGAAGTTGGTAAAGTCAATGGTATGCCTGTCCATGCCGGTACAGCTGCAGGTGCTGCCTATGTTAACAAGGTTACGCATCCGCCCAGCCCTATGACATCTGAATACCAAGGTCGTCCTGACTGCTCTGCCCCGAATGTTGTGCTTATGGAGTTGAAATCCGAGGTCTGCCTCCTATTTTAACATTTCCATCGAGTGCAACTCAAACGAAGACTGTTAATCCGTCTTCTATTTTATTTTTGCAGAGTTCAGGTGCGGTCGTGGCTAATTATGTGTTCTTTTGGTTGGCTGATGCTGCATCAAGGTGGTCTGGTTGGGTTCAACCGCAAGGTCAAAGTGTTATAACTGGCACTGGTGCCCAGCCAGGCGTAAATCAAGTTGCGCCTGTAGCTACACGTAACGCTGGTTACAATTTTAGTTCATGGCAAAGGGACGTTGCATCACATCGCAAGACATACAAATCATCGACTTATTATCTCAACGCTACTAACTTTAACAATC